GGTGATTCGAGCCCCGTTTTCACTCTATTCACGGACTTTTTCCAGGACTTCCGTTTCCGGTTCCGGTTGGGCATCTCATGGCAACTCAGATCGAAGTGGCGAAGCACCTCGATCTCAGCGATCGGCAGGTGCGCAATCTCCTTACAGACGGCGTCCTGCCTGGATCTAAGGGAAAAGGCGGGTATGACATCGAAGCCTGCCGCCTGGCCTACATCCGCCACCTTCGGGGGCTAGGAAACAGCCAGGTCAAACCGGAAATGGACCCGGAGCAGGGCGATATCGACCCGCTCATCGAGTACCGGCTGACGCAAGAGCGTCTGCGGCTCACCGCGGCCCAGTCCGAGGCCCAGGAACTCAAGAACGAGGTGACCAAGAAGCGGCTGATTCCGGCCGACTTCATCACCTTCGCCTTCGCCAAATTCATCCCGGCCTCCGGCTCGATCTTCGACACGGTGGTCATGACGCTGCGCCGTCGACATCCCGACCTCACCCCGGGCCAGCTCGACTCCATTGGCCGAGAGCTGACCAAGGCGCGCAACACAATCGCCCAGGCGGCGGAACGCCTACCGGAGTGGCATGACGAGTTTATCGATAGCGCAGATTGAGGCCTGCCAGGCGGCGATGTCTGCCGGCCTGCTGTCCCTGCGCCGCGATGCACCGCAGACGCCGGTGGCCTGGGCGGATGATCACTTCTACCTCTCCAGCGAGTCGTCCTACCAGGAAGGCCGCTGGGAGACGCTGCCCTACCAGGCGGCCATCCTCAATGCGATGGGGAACGACGAGATCCGGGTGGTAAACGTGATCAAGTCGGCCCGGGTCGGCTACTCGAAGATGCTGCTGGCGGCTTCGGCCTACCAGATCGAGCACAAGCGGCGGCACATCGCGTTCTTTCTGCCTGACGATGGCAGTGCGGATCTCTTCATGAAGTCCGAGATCGAGACGATGATCCGCGACGTCGGCGCCGTCCGTGAGCTGGCGCCCTGGCACGGCAAGAAGCACCGGGACAACACGCTCGACATCAAGAAATTCAGCCACGGCAAGCAGCTGTGGTGCCGCGGCGGCGCTGCGGGCAAGAACTACCGGGCGATCTCCGCCGATACCGTCATCTACGACGAATTGGCGGCCTTCGACCACGACATCGACAAAGAAGGCTCGCCGCTGGTCCTGGGTGACAAGCGGATCGAGGGCTCGACGTTCCCGAAGTCGATTCGAGGCAGCACACCGAAGCTGCGCGGCCCGATCGACCGGGGAGGCTGCCAGATCGAGGGTGCCGTCCAGAAGTCGCCGCATCTGTTCCGCTTTCACCTGCCGTGCCCGCACTGCGGCGCCGAGCAGTACCTGAAGTGGGGCGGCAAGGACTGCTCATTCGGTATCAAGTGGGACCCGGCCAAGCCTGACGACGCCTGGTATGCCTGCGAGGTGACTGGCTGCCTGATCCGCTATCCGGAGGCGCTCGAGGCGCAGCGCCTGGCACGCTGGGTGTGCGAGAAAACCGGAATCTGGACTCGCGATGGCTTCGATTTCTTCGACGCCGAGGGCCAGCCTATTCCGACTCCGGAGTCGCTGAGCTTCCACATCTGGACGGCCTACAGCTTCTTCGTGTCCTGGGGCCGCATTGCCCAGGACTTTCTCCAGGCCAAGGGCAGCCGCAGCGACCTGAAGACCTTCGTCAACACCACCCTGGGCGAGACCTGGGAGGAAGACCAAGGCGAGCGACTGGAATGGGACACGCTGCTGGGCCGCCGTGAGGTCTGGCAGGGCGAGATTCCGGCGCAGGCCGTGGCGCTTACCGGCGGCGGCGACACCCAGGACGACCGTTACGAAGGCCGCGTCTGGGCCTGGGGCCCGAACGAGGAGTGCTGGCTGGTCTATCGCTTCGTGCTGATGGGCGACCCGGGCGGCGAAGAGCTGCGCCGCAAGCGAGATCTGGAGCTGCACCGGCAGTTCACGCGGGCCGACGGCCTGGTGATGAAGGTCGAGCGCTGGTGCTGGGACGCCGGCGGCCACTACATGGATCAGGTCTGCGACGACAGCAAAAAGAACGGCGTGCTCTGGATGATCCCCATCATCGGCGCGCCGATCTACGGCAAGCCGATTGCGAGCTTCCCGACCAAGCGCAACAAGCACGGCGTCTACCTGACCACGGTCGGTACCGACAACGCCAAAGAGCTGATCTACAGCCGCCTCCGGCTGCCGCTGGACGTGGCGAAGAGCCAGGCCGGCATATCTCAGCCGCAAGTGGTTCACCTGCCAGCCAATGACCTCATCTGCGATGAGGCGGAGGTCAAGCAGATGACCGCCGAGAGCAAGGTGCTGAAGCTGGTCGGTGGCGTGCAGCAGTACCGCTGGGACAACAAAGGACGCCGGAACGAAGCGGGCGACTGCTTCGTTTACTCCCTGGCCGCGCTGCGTATCAGCCAGCAGCGCTTCGGCTTGGACCTGAACGCCCTGGTGGCCGCCCCCGAAGCCGGCGGCGACACCGCTGCAACCGAACAGCCCCGCGAGCGGGCGCGCAAGAAATCTGACTTCTGGAACCGATGACCATGGCCTTCACCCGCGAACAGCACCAGGCGCTGCAGGAGGCGATCGCCAATGGCGCGCTGACCGTGGACTTCAACGGCCGGCGCGTCACCTACCGATCGCTCGACGAGATGATGCGCATCCTGTCGCTCATGGAGCGCGATCTGGGCGGCAACCAGGTACCCAACGACCGCCGGCGCTACGCCTCCTTCTCGAAAGGCCACTGAAATGGGTGTGATCGAAGACTGGTTTCCCGGCCTGGCCGCGAAGCGTGCTGAGCAGCGCCTGAAGAAAGCCCGCGCCGATACCGTGCGCGACATGCTGACCCGGCGCTTCGAAGGCGCCGCCGGCGGCCGCCGCAACGAGGGCTGGCGCAGCACCGGCACGGATGCCAACGCTGAGAACGCTCCGGCCCTGGCCAAGCTGCGCAACCGCGCGCGCGACCTGCGCCGGAACAACCCCTACGCCGAGCGGGCCATCACTGGCATCGCCGACAACGTGGTAGGCGCCGGCATCGTACCGCGGCCCCTGGCCCGATCTGACCGTGCCAACAAGAAGCTGGGCGACCTCTGGCGCGCCTGGGCAGAGACCACGCTCTGCGATGCCGATGGCCTGGAGAACTTCTACGGCCTGCAGCACAAGGGGCTTGAAGCCGCCGCGGGTGACGGCGAGGTGCTGCTGCGCCGTCGCCGCCGCTTCAGCTCGGATGGTCTGCCGGTCCCCCTGCAGATCCAGATGCTGGAGGCTGACTTCCTCGACGAGAGCAAGGACGGGCCGATAGGCGCGAATCGCATCATTCAGGGCGTCGAGTTCGATGTCATCGGGCGCCGAGTCGCCTACTGGCTCTTCGACGAGCACCCCGGCGCCAACGCTGCCTGGGGCTCTTTGACCTCCAAGCGGGTGCCGGCGGAAGACGTGATCCACCTGTACCTGCCCAAGCGGCCTGGCCAGGCCCGTGGCTTTACCTGGCTCGCGCCGGTGATGCAGCGGATGCGCAGTCTGGACGAGATGGAAGACGCCGTGATGGAGCAGGCCAAGATCTCGGCGTGCTTCGCGGCGTTCGTCACCAAGGGCGACCAGGCGACCAGCAATACCAAGTCCCCGCTGATCGATCACGTCGAGCCCGGCATCGTGCAGGAGCTGGGCCTAGGTGAGAGCGTCAGCTTCGGCACGCCCCCCACCTTCAACGGGTACCAGCCCTACAGCTGGCAGAGCCTGCACGCGATCGCCGTTGGCCTGGGCGTCCCCTACGAGCTGCTGGCCGGCGACCTGAAGGGCGTCAACTTCTCCAGCGGCCGCATGGGCTGGCTGCACTTCGCCCGCCGGGTGGACGTGTGGCAGTGGCGGATGCTGATCCCGCAGCTGTGCGAGGGCGTCTGGCGCTGGTTCATGGAGGCCCAGGCCTTGCTGCCGGGCGGCGTCCTCGAGGATGCCCGCGCCGAGTGGGTACCGCCGCGCCGCGACATGGTGAACCCGAGCGAAGAGACCGAGAACCTCAAGGAACGCATCCGCAACGGCCTGACCACCTGGCAGGACGGACTGCGGGAGCTCGGGGTGACCGATCCCGACGCCCACGCCGAGCAGATCGCCAAGAACAACGCCCTGCTGGACAAGCACGGGCTGATCCTCGACTGCGATCCGCGCCGCGTGGCCACCGCTGGCGCCGCCACCCCGGCTGATGCCAGCACCGATTCCACCGACGACAAAACCGACGAGAGTAAATCCGATGCCGGAAGCACTGACTCCCAAGACGCATGAGACCCCACTGCGGGTGCTGCGGGCCGCGGTGCGCCCCGGCACCGTTGATACCGAGGCCCGCACCGTCGAGCTGGTATGGACCACCGGGGCCAAAGGCCGCCGCTGGGCCTGG